AGAATCACCATCGACGAGTATTGGGGAGACATTGTCGATCCAACAACAGGCGAGGAACTCTACGAGAACATCATGATGTCAGTCGCAAACGAGAAATATCTCATCATGAAGCCAACTCCGAATCCACTCTGGCATCAGCAGTCTCCATTCGTCGTTTCTCCAGTGAAGCGAATCCCAAATTCTGTCTGGCACCAAGCTGTGATGGATGCGCCGACTGCTCACAACGAAGCTTTGAACGAACTCTACAACCTGATGGTCGATGGCGGCATGATGAGTGTCCACGGCATCAAACAACTTCGGCTCGACTGGTTAGAAGATCCAAATTCCGTGAAAAACGGCATTTCGCCAGCTACAACTCTTCTCGTGACGAACTCGACTCCTCCCGGAGCCCAAGTTCTCGAGAGAGTCGATACTTCTTCGATTCCACCAGACGCAATCTCCATGTTCAACCTCATGAACCAGGAATATCACCAGTCTGCTTACACCAATGACCTCCGATTCGGGGTGATGCCCCAGAGAGCAGTGAAAGCGACTGAAGTCGTCGAAGCTTCTCAATCCATCACTGGCGTCTTCAACGGTCTCGCCAAGACAATCGAGCAAGACTACATCTTGAAAATTGTCGAGCGAGCTTGGTTCACAATTGCCCAGTTCATGGACGACATGGACGACGAAGAATTGAAAGCCCTCCTCGGGAAAAAGTATCCGAACATAGCCAATCTCTCTCCCGAAGAAAGATTTGCTTCCACTGTCTCCGGCATGAAGTTCATGGTCTACGGGATCACGAGGAAGCTCAACAAAGTAAAAGATTTCAGAAAATATCAAGGACTCCTCCAGACCATCGCTGCGTCTGAAGTTCTCACGCAAGCGTTTGTAGCTAACAACGACTTCGGCAAACTCCTCGACGAGATCATCAAGTCTCTCGACATCGACATAGACAAGATCAGAGCAGATGCCCCTTCGGGGCAGGCTCAGCAAACTCCACAAGACATGATGTCCGGCCCTGGTGGGCCGAACATGCAGAGCCAGATTCCACAAGCAGCGGCTCAGATAAACAACTCACCAAGCGAGGCGGGCGGTATTCCAAGAACTGAATTCCCGAACTCTGCTGCTTGACTCCTTTTCTGCACGTACCCCGCATCCGACCCCGTGTTCTCTCATCTATCCTCATCTGCCTTAGGGAAGTCTAGAAGAAGACAGGAGGACAAATGGACGATTTAGAAATTGCTGGAAATGGTGGTCGAGCTAGAATTTGCATGGAAGTTATTGGTGCTGTTTTGGAAAAGATGGAGAAAAGAACGATGGACGCTATGTTAGCTGATGTTGCTGGTGGGAAAATTAATAATCTTCTCATTTTGAAATTGGCAGCGTTTAGAGAGATCAAAGATGACCTCATGAGAGTCATCAAGATGGGAATTTCTGCTGGAGAAAAATTAATGGGGGATCAAATATGAGTGACGAAGTTTTAGGTGCTCCGGGAGCAGAATTAGGAGTTCCACCTCCTGTTGAAGAGAAAGAACTCGTCATAGGGGGCAAGAAGTTCAAGAGCACTGGAGAAGCCGCTGACTACATGAGAAAAGCTGAAGACGAGAAGATCGCTGCTGAAGCGTTTGCCCGTGGCTTGAAAGAGTCAATGGTCTCTCAGGTAAATCAAACTCATGTCGATGCAATCGATCCGGTCAAGGCTCTAGAGAACGATTTCTACACTGATCCAGCTCAAACACTTATGAAGCAGAGAGCAGAGATCAAGGCCGAACTCTCGAGAGAGATCGAGGGGAAGATGGCTCAAAAAGAGATGTGGGATAATTTTTTTGACAAGCATAAAGAACTCGCGACTGCCGAGAAGAGGGAGTACGTCGAGTTCCTGGTCAACAAGTACAACCGGATGCCGGGGTGGAAAGACCTCCCGACTTCGGAGGCTTTGGAGAGGGTTGCAGCCCTTGCAAAAGAGTCTTTGGGATCTGAAAAAGTTTTATCTAATCAGCAAGTTAAGATGACTGGGGCTACCCAAATTCCACAGTCATCTTTGGGAGCGCGTAACACGCTACCTCAAGAACCTATTGCTTTTGTGGACCAATTGAAGAATTATCAGAAGAGAAGATGATTTGTTTTCGAATTTAGAGCCGCGAGGCTCAGCGCCACCAGGCGCATGAGGGGGAAAAAATGGCGAACCAAACGTGGACATACGATGCTCCTACCGGGGTATACAAAAACCACAATCTAAGCACCAATCTTCGAATGGCGGCTGTTGCTGAATCTAAATTCATGCAAGTCGTTCGTCCTGAGCCAGGATATGGCCGGAAGTCGGGAGAGTCGGTTACGATTACTCGAGTTTCGAACATTACTGAGCCGACATCGGGAAAATTAACTGAGGGAGTTCGGATTCCTGAAGATACGATGTCTCTCTCGACTGTGGCGATCACGGTCTCGGAGTATGGGCGTGCGGTTCCTTTCACGTCTTTGTCTGACGATCTCTCTGAATTCAATATTGAGAATACGATTCAGCAAAAGCTTCGCGAACAAATGACGCTCACTCTTGATACTGCAGCTTCTGCAGCGTTCAAGACGGCGAAAGTGAAAGCTATTCCGGACGGCGTTTCTTCTCTCGTGTTCGACACGGACGGAACTGCTTCCACACAAGCTCTTGCGAACCTCGACGTTTATCATGTCGAGCAAATTCGAGATTACATGTTTGGAACGCTCTTTGTTCCTCCTTTCGAAGGTGACAATTATGTGGCCCTTATCGCGACAAAAGCGAAACGCGGTCTCATGAGCGATCCTGCTTGGGAAGAATGGAAGAAGTACACGGATCCTGCGGCTAAGTACAACGGCGAAGTTGGCCGATTGGAAAACATTCGTTTCATCGAAGTCAATCACTCGAACGCGCTCTCTGGATCGAAAGGTCTCTCGAGCGTTCTCGGTGAAGGTATCTTCTTAGGCCAAGACGCTGTTGCGATGGCGGTCTCTGTGGATCCTGAGCTTCGAGTTGAAATGAATAAAGGGCAGGACTTTGGACGAGCGAAAGCTTGTGCATGGTACGGCGTTCTTGAGTTCGGTTTAATCTGGGATACGGCCAACGCCGGTGAAGCTCGCGTTGTGCATTTAACCAGTTCATGATGGGAGTTTGAAATGTATACAGAAGAAGTTTTATCTGGGGCTATCATGCCTGTTGTGGCAGCGAATATCGATGCTCTCACGAGTACCGGTGTTCACACGACGAGCCTTTTGATCGGCGAGACGATCTATGTGACGGGACTTCGCTTCGTTGTAACGACAGCGACGGTCTCGAGTGCGGACATCGTGATCAAGTTTTGGAATAGCCCGACACCTGGGGCCACGACTTCGCAAGTATCGCTTGGAACGATGAACATCCCGACGTCAAAAGCGGCAGGATCTGTTCTGTACAAGCAAATTACTCCGCAGAAGGTTCCTGCTGGATCAGAGATAACTTTTGAAGTTATCACTGCGGCAGCGGGCGGTGGGGCAGCCGGAAACGGTTACTACTACACCCAACAAAGCTATTCGCCAGAAGTTTTGACAAACTTTACTGATCACGCAGTCGCTACGTAAGAAAGGATAAGTAAATGACAGCTTTAGCTGCCACTGACGTTACCTACACGAAGATCGACGGGAAAATTATCTCGGGTAGTGGGTATCGTCGAAACGTTTTCGACATTGCGTTCGGAAACTCGACTCTGACATATCCGACCGGCGGAGTTCCGCTCACAAAAGCGAAACTTGGAATGCCGACTGTGATCAAGACTTTCAGTCTCATGGAGCCCGATGCGGGAAACGGATTCGCATATAAATATGACGAATCGACGGCTTCTGTTCGGATCTATCAGACAGCGATTCACACGCACGCACTTCACTTAAACAATGCTGATGTTGCAGACGGTGCTGGAGCACGTGTCAATGCCGGAACGAACCTTCTTGGTTCGAATACTGGTGCTGACATTGCTATCGCCGGGGTAGTTAATACAGCTGGTGCTGGTGGAATTGTTCAGGCAGCTGCCGGGACACAGACAGAGGCGACAACGTCTGATGCTCCTGCGGCGACGACTCTAAGGGTTGTAGTAGAAGGATACTAAAATGAATCGAGAAGAACTTCTTCGTACGCATCATCTTGATCCGAAATCGGGACGCATTGTAAAAGTTAGTCCCTATCGACTTCGGATTCGTGATGGCGTTTCTGTCTTCGAGAAAGAGGGAAATTTCTACACCGCGAATGGAGATCCTGTGGATCCCCAAACAACTTTGATGGCGGAAGAAATTAAACTCAAGGCAATGTTGAAGAATTTAGAAGAGCGGAAAGCGAAGCTTTCTGGAGAGAGTAATGAGCAATCAGGGTCTACAGTCAGTGCTGATGTCTTACAGTCAGGTTTCCAAGGTAAAAGTTCTAACGCCAGGAACCGGACTTCAGTTTGAAGTTTTTGAGATAGAAGCACACAATAGGTCAGGCGGAGCGATCGACGTTGGTGTCGGCTATCGGTTTCCCGATAGTTTGGGATCGTGGTCGTTCGGCAAAATTATTGTTGCAGACACTCCTGACTTCACTGACCAGACTTCGACGATCCAAGACGGATCAACAGTTACTCTCTACACAACGACAACTAACGATGGGTTTTTAATTCAATCGCCAAGGCGGTTCAATCTAATCGGATTCAGCGTCACTCAGGCGGAATCCGGGTCCCCCGTTTACACTTACCAGTACTATAACGGTACCGCGTACGCGACTCTCACCACGATTAAAGTCTCTGCATCCTATACAGTTGCTGATCACGTCATAGCTTTCGCAGCCCCACAAGATTGGGCAGTCGGAACGACGGCAGCAGTCGGGGGATCTACTTCTCTTTATTCCATCCTGATGAAAGCCTCTACGGCACCAGGAACAGCGGTCCAAGCGAACGCCATGTGGGTATCAGCATTCCTGAACTTCACCGAAGGCGTGGCCGACAACGGCAAGGTTGTCTGTACGGCAGCAGCCGGAGAGAATTTCACTCTTCAATCTACAGAAGGAGTCGTTCCTTTCTTCGGGACGGCGAACGCAGCTAACACTGTACGAGTCACGTATAAGTCGAGGTGACGGACCTTGGCTAATTTTGAAACAACACAAGATCTAAGGAACGGCGCTCTAGGTAGGGCAGGGGAGCTTTCCGATGGAACTTCAGACTTCGACGCACTCGCGACGACGTACATTAATTCAATCTATCAGTCAGTTATTTCTGGCGGTTCTGAGCTGGGTGTCAAGGTTGGTGAAGACTGGATTTGGGCTCGTGCGAAGAGACCGATCTATCTCCAACTCCTCCCGAAATATAACACCGGAACAGTTACAGTTACTCAGGGCTCAGTGGCAGCAACGT